GCAGCCTGACCTACAACGGCAAGCACTGGCAGGACATGAGCGGCAGCGACCAGCTGCGGGTCGCCACCGCCATTGTGCGCCGCCTGAACCCCGACTGCGGCTTTGTGCTGCTGGACAAGCTGGAGCAGATGGACCTTGCCACCCTGGCCGAGTTCGGCAGCTGGCTGCAGACCGAAGGATTACAGGCCATTGCCACCCGCGTTTCGACCGGCGGGGAGTGCCAGATCATCATTGAGGATGGCAGGGTAAAAGACGCCGAGGAACCACCCGCCCCCAAAGCATGGACGAAAGGAGCGTTCTGAAATGAGCAAATACGCAATCACATCCGGCACCATTGCCGCGCCGGTCAAAACCGTTCTGTACGGGCCGGAGGGCATCGGCAAAAGCACGTTTGCCGCCCAGTTCCCCGCCCCGGTATTCATTGACACCGAGGGCGGCACCAAGCGGCTGAACGTTGCTCGCCTGCCCGCGCCCACCAGCTGGGCCATGCTGCTGGATGAAGTTGCCGAGGTCAGCCGCGGCAATGTGCCCTGCGGCACCCTGGTGATCGACACCGCCGACTGGGCCGAACGGCTCTGCATTGACGCCGTCTGCGCCCGCGCCAAGGTCAAGGGCATTGAGGATTTCGGGTACGGCAAGGGCTATACTTACGCGAAAGAAGAGTTCGGCAAGCTGCTGGATGCCCTGGAAGAGGTGCTGAACACCGGGCACAACGTGGTGGTTCTGGCCCATGCTGCCATCACCAAGTTTGAGCAGCCCGATGCCGTGGGCAACTATGACCGCTGGAGCATGAAAACCAGCAAACAGGTAGCCCCTCTGCTGCGGGAATGGTGCGACATGCTGCTGTTTGCCAACTACAAAACCGTGGTAGAAAAGGCCGGCAGTGCCCCCAACGCCAAGAACAAGGCCAGCGGCGGGCGGCGGGTTCTCTACACCAGCCACCACCCCTGCTGGGATGCCAAAAACCGCTTTGGCCTGCCGGAAGAACTGCCCTTTGAGTATGCCAGCATCGCCGCCTGCATCCCGGACCCGCACCCCGGCGCAGCCCCCGCGCCGCGCCCCATCATGGCAGAGGATGCCCCCGCCCCCAAGCCTGCACCGGTGCCGGTTCCCGCTGCACCTGCTGCACCGCCTGCCGTGCCTGCCGCGATCTCCGCCAGTGATCTGCAGGCGCAGGGCGTGCCGACCGCCCTTGCCCAGCTGATGGCCGCCAATAATGTGACCCCGGAGGAACTGCAGACCGTGGTCGGCCAGCGCGGGTACTTCCCCGCCGATATGCCGGTCAAGGATTACCCGGCTGATTTCGTCAGCGGCTGCCTGGTGGCCGCCTGGCCCCAGGTGCTGGAGATGATCTGCACCAACCGCGATGTACCGTTTTAACAAATACAAAGGAGATTTACCCATGGCTGAATATATGAACAACATGCCGGATGCTGCCCTGGACTGGGACAGCGAGGTTACCAACGAACAGCGGGAATTTGTGCTGCTGCCTGCGGGCGATTACCTGTTTACCGTGCAGAGCTTTGAGCGTGCCCGCTATGAGGGCAGCGCCAAGCTGCCGCCCTGCAGCATGGCCAAGCTGACCATTACCATCCATGGCGGCGACAAAGGCGAAACCACCGTCACCCACCGCCTGTACCTGCACACCAAGACCCAGGGCCTGCTGGGCGCCTTTTTTGAGAGCATCGGCCAGTGCAAGCGCGGCGAGACGTTCCGCCCCCGCTGGAACGAAATTGTCGGTGCGCAGGGCATGTGCCGCCTGGGCGTGCGGGAATACACCAAGCAGAGCGGCCCCCACGCCGGTGAGACCGGGCAGGCCAACGAGATTGAAAAGTTCCTGCCCCGCCCCGAACCCACCGCCGCCCCCAGCACCGGGTGGAAGCAGGGAGCTTTTTAAGTTAGGAGGTAGGAAGTAGAAGTTAGGAGTTTATGGTGTGCGCATTCGCGCACGGTTTGAATATCAGGCTTTTCATAATTTCAAAATTGCGGCGCAAGCCGCTTCTTCAACTCCTAACTCCTAACTCCTAACTCCTCACTAACACGGAAAGGATACTTATGCCCAACACAAACTTTCTCCCCTTGCGCCCCTATCAGCAGCGGGCGAAAGAACAGATTCATACAGAGTGGGAACAGGGGCGGCTGCACACGCTGCTGGTGCTGCCCACCGGCACCGGCAAAACCATTGTGTTTGCTTCCGTGGCCGAAGACCAGGTGCGCGCCGGGGACCGGGTGCTGATCCTGGCCCACCGCGGCGAACTGCTGGAACAAGCCGCCGACAAGCTGCAAAAATCAACCGGCCTGGGCTGCGCGGTGGAAAAAGCCGAACAATCCTGCCTGGCCAGCTGGTACCGCGTTGCCGTTGGCAGCGTGCAAAGCCTGCAGCGCCCCCAGCGGCTGGAAAAGTTCCCCCACAATTATTTCAGCACCATCATCATTGACGAAGCCCACCATGCCGTGACCGACGGCTACCGCCGCATTCTGGACTGGTTCCCCGCGGCCAAGGTCCTGGGCGTAACGGCCACGCCGGACCGCGGCGACCTGCGCAATCTGGGCGAGGTGTTCGACAGCCTGGCCTATGAGTACAAACTCACCGATGCCATCCGGGACGGCTTTCTGTGCCGCATTATGGCGCAGACCATCCCCCTCAGGCTGGACATCTCCACCGTGGGCCTGTCCGGCGGGGACTATGCCGTGGGCGAGCTGGGCAGCGCCCTGGACCCTTATCTGGACCAGATCGCCGCCGAGATGGCGCACTACTGCAAGGGGCGCAAAACCGTTGTCTTTCTGCCGTTGATCAAAACCAGCCAGAAATTCCGGGATACCCTGAACCGCCACGGATTCCATGCTGCCGAGGTCAACGGCCAGAGCACCGACCGCGCCCAAGTCCTGGCAGATTTTGACGCCGGAACTTACAACGTGCTGTGCAACAGCATGCTGCTGACCGAAGGCTGGGACTGCCCCAGTGTGGACTGCGTTGTGGTGCTGCGCCCCACCAAGGTGCGCAGCCTGTACAGCCAGATGGTGGGGCGCGGCACCCGCCTGCACGAAGGCAAAAAGGACCTGCTGCTCCTGGATTTCCTCTGGCTGACCGACCGCCACGAGCTCTGCCGCCCGGCCGACCTTGTGTGCGAGGACCACGCCGTTGCCCAGCAGATGACCGATAACCTGGCTGCCGCCGCCTGCCCGGAGGACGTGGAGGAAGCCGCCCGGCAGGCCGCCGAAGACGTGGTGGCCCAGCGGGAGGAAGCCCTTGCCAAACAGCTGGAAGAACAGCGCCGCAAGCACGCCCGCCTGGTGGACCCGCTGCAATACGAAATGAGCATCCAGGCTGAGGATCTGGCCGGTTATGTGCCCGCCTTTGGGTGGGAAGCCGGTCCCCCCAGCGCCGAGCAAACCGCCGCGCTGGAAAAGCAGGGCATCCGCCCCGATGCAGTAGAATCTGCCGGAAAGGCATCCCTGCTGCTGGACCGGCTGAACAAACGCCGGGATGAGGGACTGACCACCCCCAAGCAGATCCGCTGCCTGGAAAAATACGGCTTCCAGCATGTGGGCACCTGGAGCTTCAACGCCGCCAAGCACATGATCGACCGTATCGCCGCCTGCGGCTGGCGCGGCACCCCCAAGGGCGTGGACCCAAAGACCTATGCGCCGCCCGCAGCCCACAGCATTATATGGGAAGGAGGAGAGTTTTAAGTTAGGAGTTAGGAAGTAGGAGTTAGGAGTTTTAGGTGTGCGCATTCGCGCACGTTTTGGATATTAGGCTTTTCATAATTTCAAAAATGCGGCGCAAGCCGCACCTTTAACTCCTCACTCCTAACTCCTCCCTCCTAACTCAAAAATTATGGATAACGATCTGAATGAGGCTCTTGCTTATCTTTCCCCTATCGGCCTGACCTATGAGGAATGGGTCACGGTGGGCATGGGCTTGAAAGAAGCCGGGTTCCCTGTTACCGCATGGGAGCAATGGAGTTCCCGCGATGGCAGCCGGTACCACAAGGGCGAATGTGCCCGCAAGTGGGAAAGTTTCCGCGGCAATCCCAAACCGATCACCGAGAACAGCATTTTCGCCCTGGCACGCAATCACGGCTGGCCGGGCCCCGCCGGGCATGAGCTGGACTGGAACGACGCGATCTGCGCCCCCGGCACCCGGCCGGACGGCGTTGTGGTGGATACCCGCTGGCTGGATGTGCAGGAGCTGAACATCCCCGAACAATGGGACCCCGCCGACCAGCTGCGCCGCTACCTGCAAGCCCTGTTTGAGCCGGAGGACCATGTGGCCTATGTGACCGAAAGCTACCTGCGGGATGACCGCTATGCCCCCACAAAAGGCTGCTGGGACCGCACCGCCGGTCAGCTGATAGACGAACTTACCCGCTGCTGCGGGGACATCGGCGCAGTGGTGGGCGATTACAACCCCGCTGCCGGTGCCTGGATCTGCTTCAACCCCGTGGAGGGCGGCCGCAGCAACAACAATGTGACCGACTACCGCTATGCCCTGGTGGAATGCGACAACATGGAGCTGGAAAAGCAGCAGGCCATCATCCGCCAGCTGGAACTGCCCTGCGCGGCCCTGGTGTACAGCGGCAGCAAAAGCCTGCACGCCATTGTGCGGGTCGGCGCGCCGGATTATACCGAGTACCGCCGCCGGGTTGACTACCTGTACGCTGCCTGCAAGAAAAACGGCCTGACGCTGGACGAAGCCAACCGCAACCCTGCCCGCTTATCCCGCATGCCGGGCATCCTGCGCGGCGGCAAAAAGCAGTACCTGCTGGAAACCAACACCGGCAAATCCTGCTGGGAGGAATGGAAAGACTGGTTTGAAGCCTGCACGGACGACCTGCCCGATACCGAAAATCTTGCCGATGACTGGGCCAGCCTGCCGCCGCTGGCAGATGCCCTGATCGAAGGGGTGCTGCGCCAGGGCCACAAAATGCTGCTGGCCGGGCCCAGCAAAGCGGGCAAAAGCTTTGCCCTGATCGAGCTGTGCATCTGCCTTGCTGAGGGGGCTCCCTGGCTTGGCCGTTTTGCCTGTGCACAGGGCAAGGTGCTGTACATCAACCTGGAACTTGACCGGGCTTCCTGCCTGCACCGCTTCAAGGATGTATACGAAGCCCTGCACCTGCCGCCCCGGAACCTTGCCAACATCGACATCTGGAACCTGCGCGGAGCCTCCGTTCCCATGGATAAGCTGGCCCCCCGCCTGATCCGCCGGGCCGCAAAAAAAGGCTACCTGGCCGTTGTGCTGGACCCGATTTATAAGGTCATCACCGGTGATGAAAACAGCGCGGACCAGATGGCCAAGTTCTGCAACCAGTTTGACCTTGTCTGCCGGGAGCTGGATTGTGCCGTCATCTACTGCCACCATCACAGCAAGGGCGCGCAGGGCGGCAAGCGCAGCATGGACCGTGCTTCCGGCTCCGGTGTGTTTGCCCGCGACCCGGACGCCATGCTGGATATGACCGAGCTTGTCCCCACCGACGCCATCCGGGAACAGCTGCACAACAAAGCGGCCTGCGCCGCCGCCAAAGCCCTGCTGGATGCCCGCGGCCACGCCGATGCTTACGGCCCGGACGATGCGTTGAGCCGCAGCCGGATGCTGGCCATTGCCAAAGACCACCTGCCGCTGCCCGATCTGCGCCGCCTGGATGCCGACACCGCGGCCGCCATCAAGCGCGCCGATGCCATGACCGCCTGGCGCATTGAGGGCACCCTGCGCGAGTTCGCCCGCTTTGACCCGGTCAACCTCTGGTTCGACTATCCCGTGCACAAGCTGGACAGCGGCCTGCTGGAAGACCTGCAGCCCGAAAGCGATTACAAGCAGCTTGGCTCCCGCGGTGCCGCAAAGCGCTGGGGAGACAAAGATACTGCCGCCAAAAGCAAGCGTGCCGAACTGCGCACTGCCTTTGAAGCCTGCACCATGGATGGTAAAGTGACCATTTACAGCATGGCTGAATACCTGAACCTGAAGCCCGATACCGTGCGCCGACGCCTGAAATCCGACGGCGGATTTTGGATTGATGGCACCAGCGTGGGGCTGAAAGAGCCCGGAAGTAACGGATAATATTTCTTATATTTCACGGAAAATAGCCGCTATCACAAATCCGTCCGAACTTCCGTATTTCGGAAAATAGCCGCTATCCGTACCAAATACGGACGGAAAATAGCCTTATATATATAGTAAAAATCCGTCCGTGTGTTGGGGTATCCCAGAGGATGGGGCGTACACAGCCCCCATCCCTCCGGGAACCCACCCCAACACGTTGGCCACAAAAAAAGAACGAGGTGAAAATACATGCAATTTTTTATTCCCATGCAGCCGCCCACCACAACCCACAATGCCAAGCAGCTGCATGCCTTTATGCGCGGCGGCAAGCCCTGCGCCGTGTTGCACGACAGCCCGGAGCTGAAAGCCACCCGTGCCAAGCTGCACGCCTACCTGGCCCCTTATGCACCGCCTACCCCCTGCAGCGGCCCGGTGCGGCTGTTGGTCAAGTGGCTGTTTCCCACTGACGGCCGCCACAATGACGGCGAGTGGCGCACCACCAAGCCCGATACCGACAACCTGGAAAAAGCCCTGAAAGACGAAATGACCCGCCTGCACTTCTGGCGCGATGACGCATTCGTGTGCAGTGAGGTGGTTGAAAAGTTCTGGGCCGATACCCCCGGCATTTTCATCAAGGTGGTGGAACTATGATGCCTGTTTCAAGCGGCATGCGGTTCGATACCGAAAACAGCCGGTGCATCCCTGCCGAACGGATGATGCCGGACGAATTGCGCCAGCTGCACCGCCTTGCCATCGAGCGCCGCCCCGAAGCCTGTTTTGGCTGCGGGCTGGAACATAATTGTTTTGTGTATGGGCATGGATGTGCCGTCATCCGCAAAGCATTGCGGCTGTTGGGAGGTGAGGCGGATGCCTGTGTTTGAATTTAATTGCTTGTATGCTGCAAAAGCGTTATTTCTGGTTTTTGTTGTCGCACCGCTTCTTTTTATGTTGGGTGTTTCGCTGGTATATGCTGTATCGCAATTTCTGGGCAGCATCTGGAATGCGATCATTCTGCACCATTTTCCGATTTTACGCTGCAGAAAGTGCCGCTACTGGGCCACCGTCCAGTGCCCCCTGTACGGCCGCAACACACCGGATGATTTCTGCAGTCGTGGTGAAAGGTGGGGTGACTGATGGATATCCTGCTTTCGATCATCGGCAGCGCTGTTCTGGCCGCGCTGCTGGCCGCCGCCTACACCGCCGGGCTCTGCGCCGGAAAGGCCGCCGCACATACGGACGAGGACGACGAGCCGAAGATCTACATGGATCATACGCATGGAGGTGAGGATTGATGCCGAAATATTCCGATAGGCCCTGCGCCCGCTGCGGCAAAATGATGCTGCACGCCTATTGCAGCCAGCGCTACTGCAAAGCCTGTGCCCCGCTGGTGCGCAGCGACGATGCCATCATCAGCCGGGCCAAGCAGCGCAGCAAACGTGCCATGAGCGAGATCGCCCGCGTGGAACGTGCCGCCAAGGCCGCCGGCATGAGCTACGGCCAGTATGTGGCACGCTACGACCCGCCGAAGGCAAGACCTAAACCACAAAAGGAACGATACCATGACCTATGAAGAGAAAGGCGCCTGGCTGCGTCGCTACCAGCAAAGCCTGCGCCAGGAGCGGGAACTTGAGCAGGAACTGCTCACACTGCGCAGCCAGGCTTGCCGCGTCACGCCTCTTCTTTCCGCCATGCCTACCGGCACCCCGGATGGGCAAGGCATCCCCCGTGCCGTGGAGCGCATCATTCAGGCGCAGCAAGAGCTGGAACGCCAGATTGCTATCTGTGCAGATACCCGCCGCGACATCATCACAATCATCAATCAAATTACCGATGCCCGTGATCAGGAAATTTTGCGCAGAAGATACCTGCTTGGCCAGCACTTTGAACAGATCGCAGTGGAGATGCACCTGGAATACCGGTGGGTCAGGAGGAGGCATAAGCAGGCAATCGAAATGTTGCTTTTTTAGTCGTTTTGAGCATTTTGGGGCATTTTTAAGCCGTTTTAAGCAAATTTCAGCACTTTTTCAAGCATTTTGGGATCACAATCCATTTACATTTCGGGGACATTCCGTTATAATAATCTAAACAAAAGTGCACCAAAACAAACAAAACTGTGCATAGGATGTGATGAAGTGGCTTATAATGAAATTGCTTTTCATGGCACCATAGAACCATATGCACAGAATATTCTTGCTGAACAGCACTTTAATCCTAGTACGAAACCGAACGAGTGGTTGGGCTACGGTATATATTTTTTCTCTCATCGCGTCCACGCCGAATGGTGGGCAAATGATCAAGCTTCCCGGCATCATAAGCCTGCTGCTGTTTTATCTGCAACGCTTCAATATGAAGATAATGCCTTTTTTAATCTTGACTTAAACGAAAATGCTTACGCATTTAATCGCTTTTCTCAAAGATTTTTGCAAGAAATAAAAAGTGCGAAAAAAATTCAAATTGATTTTAATGATCGAGCACAATTACGTTGCTTTTGCATGGAAGCGTTTAAGCTCCAGCATCCCGAAATCAAACTAGTTTCATATACGTTTGATACGCCGGGGCGTTGTGGGCGGTGGCTATTTCGTCCAAGGCAAGTGCAATACTGTGTAATTGACCACAGTATTATCAGCAATATAGAATTGGTCACCAAAGGAGGTGTTCCCACATGAGTGCGCAAGTTTCTGCAACTGAGTTGGCTATGCAAATTTGTAACCGTCTCGGTATTCATTACAGTTTTGGGGAGGGACCTTCTACCTTGATGGGAGTTCCCATTGAAGAGGTCGGGGATCTGTTTCCCGTTGCAAAAGACTATAAAGTATCCATCGCTTTTGAATTGAAGACCCCGGAAGTTAGTTCTACTTTATATAAAAGCAGCCTTTCCCGCGAGACAAAGCCCGCTTCCTACTGGATGAGTCAAGATATTTCTTGTGTATCGGACCCCGATGATTTCACTTCCAGTAATCCCTCTGCTGCCTGATCTACAAAAGAGGAGAATAAATGAAATGAATCCGCAAGACAAAGATATTCGAAGTGTTCTTTCTATTAAGCATTTCATCTTTAATAGCATTACCTTTGAACGCATCGGCTTCAGGAATGACTCTCAAGAGCTTCCTACTTCTTTCTCAGTAAATGTAGAAAAACAAGGTGAAAACAATTACATTGTCACCTTGGATGTCAATGTAGAAAAGAAGGGTGAATTCAAGACCGATATCAGCATTTCTGGCTATTGCGAAATTGACGATAATCATCCTCAGCTGGATACGATTTTGCGGGTAAATGCTCCTGCTATTTTATTCCCGTATGTTCGCGCACAGCTTTCCCTTTTAACCGCACAGCCAGAAATGAGCCCCATCGTGCTTCCTGTTGTGAATTTCCAGAAGATTTACGAGCATTCTAAAGAGAATGCTGCTGAAAATTGACCCTCGCAGACCCCCAATAAACATGCTATAATACCATCATCAAAAGCCGTAAGGAACCCAAAACGTCCTTACGGCTTTTGTATTGTCATTTTATCCTCCCCATTTCAGCCAGACGGCCATGCCCCGTCTGGCTGTTTTTATGCCGCACAGCCGGCCCTTTGGCAGGGGCGCTGTGTTCACAAGCAACGGCACAGCAAGGGTGCAAGGCCCTTGTGCGGCCCCACTCCCCGGCGCCCGGCAAAGGCTCACACATTTTACTCTCTTTCCTTTTGTCCGTGCGTGCCGGGGGTTCTTTAACATTCCCCCGCCCCAACCCGGCGGGGTATTTTATTGCAGAAAGGCGGTGAAACATGGCATACAAACGCAACCCGGTTGGGCGGCCCCCGAAGTACAAGAGCGTGGAAGAGATCCAAGGCAAAATTGATGCCTATTTCACCGCCTGCAAGGGGCACCCCCTGATGAACCCGGATACCGGCGAGCCGTTCCTGGACAAATACGGCCTGCCCATCATTGTGGATGCCAAACCACCGACGGTAAGCGGGCTGGCTCTGGCGCTGGGCTTTTCCTGCCGCCGGGACCTGAACGCCTACCAGGGCAAAAAGGAATTTTGCACCACGATTACGCGCGCGAAGGCCCAGTGCGAAGCATACGCCGAAGAACGCCTGTTTGACCGGGACGGCACCAACGGCGCGCAGTTCAGCCTGCGCTGCAACTTTGGCTGGAACGAAAAACCCGCCGAAGCACCACCCTCGCCCGCTGATGACGGCTTTTTGACCGCAATGCAGCAGCAGGCGCCCGAAGCCTGGAAGGATGGTGCGGATGAACCCGGTTAAGCCTGCCGCGTTCCGGTTCCGGCCGTTCAGCCGCCGCCAAAAGCAGGTGCTTACCTGGTGGTGCAGCACCTCCCCCGTACAGGCGGCGGACGGGCTGATCGCGGACGGGTCCATCCGCTCCGGCAAAACCGTTTCGCTCTCCCTCAGTTTTGTGCTGTGGGGCATGGCGCGCTTTAACGGCCAGAACTTTGCCCTGTGCGGCAAAACCATTGCCAGCCTGCGGCGCAACGTGGTGGGGGTGCTCAAACAGATGCTGACCGCCCGCGGCTACACTGCCGCCGAGCGCCGGGGCGACAATCTGTTGATTGTTACCCGCGGGACCGTGACCAACGATTACTACCTGTTCGGCGGCAAGGACGAGGGCAGCCAGGACCTGATCCAGGGCATTACACTGGCGGGCGCGCTGTTTGACGAAGTTGCCCTGATGCCGGAAAGCTTTGTAAACCAGGCCACCGCCCGCTGTTCTGTGGACGGTTCCAAGTTCTGGTTCAACTGCAACCCGGAGGGGCCGGAGCACTGGTTCTACAAAAGCTGGATTTTGCAGGCCCGCGCCAAGAACCTGCTGTACCTGCACTTTACGATGGATGACAACCTGAGCTTGTCCGAGCCGATCAAGGCGCGGTACCGGGCGCAGTACACCGGCGTGTTTTATGAGCGGTACATCCGCGGGCGCTGGGTGGTGGCCGAAGGTCTGGTTTACCCCTTTGTGGCAGCCAACCCGGATGCCTACCTCCTGCGCGGGCCGACCGCCGGGATGGATGGCCGCTTTTTTGTCTCGATCGACTACGGCACCCACAACCCGTGCAGCATGGGGCTGTGGTGCGTGCAGGCCAACCGGGCAGTGCGCATTAAGGAAAGTTACTACAACTCCCGCGAGGTTCAGCACCAGCGCACCGATGAAGAACATTACGCCGCGCTGGAAGAGCTGACCCGCGGTTACTATGTGCAGGAAGTGGTGGTGGACCCCTCCGCCGCGTCCTTTCTTGAAACCATTCGCCGCCATGGGCGGTACATGGTGCGGGCTGCCGCCAACGATGTGCTGGACGGCATCCGGGTCACGGCCAGCTTGCTGCAAGCCGGGCGGGTGCAGATCCACGAAAGCTGCACGGATGCCCTGCGGGAGTTCAAAACCTACTGCTGGGACGACAAAGCCCCGCAGGATGCCGTCATCAAGGAGAACGACCACGCCATGGACGACATCCGCTATTTTTGTTATACCGTGCTGGCCCGCGAATACCGCTGGGCGGATTGGAGGAAGTGAAGATGTTCCAAAAGCTTTTGCGCTGGCTGCGTGCCCAGATCAGCACGCTGTTTGGCGATGCCTCCGGCGCAAACGACATTATCCTGTCCGGCCAGATGGAAAATGCCCTTGCCTTGTGGGCCCAGATGTACGAGACGGGCGGCCCCTGGTGCACGGCCAAAAACGACCTGCACAGCCTGCATATCGCAGCCAGCGTGGCGCGAGAGTTCGCCCGGCTGGTCACGATGGAGCTGAAAGTCAGCCTGTCCGGCTCTTCGCGGGCGGACTATCTGGCAGAGCAGCTGGCCCCGTTTCTGGACAAGCTGCCCAACTACACCGAGATTGCCTGCGCGCTGGGAGGGGCAGTGTTCAAGCCCTATGTTTCCGGTGACAGGCTGCTGGTGGATGTGGTGCAGGGGGACTGCTTTTTCCCCACCACCTTTGTCACCACCGGCCGCCTGACCGGGGCGATCTTCTCCGAGCAGCTCAAGCGCAAAAACACGATCTACACCCGCCTGGAGCGGCACGAATACGCCGCCGGGGTGCAGACCATCCAGAACAAGGCGTTTGCCAGTTCCAGCACGGCCAGCCTGGGGCACGAGATCCCGCTGACCGATGTTCCGGAGTGGGCCGACATTGCGCCGGAGGTGCGCATTGAGGTGGAACGGCCGTTATTCGCCTACTTCCGCATTCCCCTTGCCAACCGCAATGACCGGCACAGCCCGCTGGGGGCCAGCGTTTACGCCCCCGCTGTGGATACCATCCACGATGCAGACGAACAGTTTGGCCGCCTGTTGTGGGAGTACGAGGGCGGCCAGCTTGCCATTGATGTGGACGCTGCGGCCCTGCGCCCCACCGGGGACGGTGGGTTCCAGATGGACCAGCGCAGCGGGCGGCTGTACCGCGGCTGCATGACCGGCAATGTGGCGGACCGCACGCTGTTCAATGTGTTTGCACCTGCCCTGCGGGATGAATCCTATCTGCGCGGGCTGGACGGAATCTTGAAACGCATTGAGTTCCAGTGCGGCCTTGCCTATGGCACCCTGAGCGACCCCCAGAACGTGGACAAGACCGCCACCGAGATCATGGCAAGCAAGCAGCGCAGCTATTCCACCGTAAAAAGCATCCAGCACGCGCTGCAGGTGGCGCTGGATGACCTGCTGTACGCGATGAACGCTTACGCCGACCTGTATCAGCTGGCCCCCGCAGGCAGTTACACCGCCGTGTACAACTGGGACGACAGCATTGTAAATGACCCCGGCGAGCGCAAGCAGCTGTTCTGGCAGTATGTGCAGGCGGGCAAGTTCCCCATGCAGCGCTACCTGACCGAGTTTGAGGGCTACAGCCGGGAGGAAGCCGCCCAGATCGCGGCTGAAACCAGCGCCGAGAACACCGCCGACGAAACCCTGACCTTTGCCCCGTGAGGTGATGCCCCATGCTGACCCCTGACCAGCTGGAAGCCCTGCCCCGCCGCTTTGTGCAGCTGTGGCAGCAGGTGGAAGACGACATTTTGCAGGACATTGCCCGGCGCATGAAAAGCCTGGGCGAGCTGGACCCGCTGACCCCAACGGCCATATGGCAGGCATGGCGGCTGGCCGAAACCCGCGCCGTGCGCAGCAACACCGTTGCCACGCTGGCGAAGTACACCGGCAAAAGCCGGGCGGAGATCAAACGGCTGCTGGAAACCGCCGGGGCACAGACCCTGGCTGCGGACGATGCCGTTTATACGGCTGCCGGGCTGGACCCGCCGCCGGTCAACCAGTCCCCTGCCCTGCTGAACCTGCTGAATGCCGGGTACCGCCAGACCTGCGGCACCTGGCAGAACCTGACGGCCACCACCGCCAACACGGTGACCGGCGCGTTTGAGGACCGGCTTTCCCGCGCGTGGGGGCTGATCAGCACCGGAGCCCTGGATTACAGCACCGCCATCCGCCGCACGGTGGATGACCTGGCGGACACCATGCCGTACATCACCTACCCCAGCGGCCACACCGACACGCTGGAAGTGGCCGCCCGCCGGGCGGTGCTGACCGGCGTAAACCAGACCTGTGCAAAATTGCAGCTGGCCCGCATGGAAGAGATGGACTGCGAGTTTGTGGAGGTGACCGCCCACGAAGGTGCCCGCCCCACCCATGCGGTGTGGCAGGGCAGGGTCTACCACCGCGGGGGCGCTGTGGTGCAGGACGGTGAGCGGTACGAGGATTTTGAAGCCGCCACCGGTTACGGCACCGGGCCCGGCCTGTGCGGCTGGAACTGCCGCCACAACTTTTACCCGTTCTACCCCGGCATCTCCGTGCGCAACTACACGGACGAACGCCTGGCCGAACTGGACGCCCGCAATATTCCCTACGGCGGCGGGCTGTACACCCGGTACGAGATCACCCAGATGCAGCGGGCGCTGGAACGCAGGGTGCGCAAATACAAGCGCCGTTACCTGGCCGAGACCGCCGCCGGGGTGGATGCCAGCCAGAGCGCCGCCAAGCTGAAAACCGCCCGGCAGCAGCTGAGTGCGTTCCTTGAGGAAACCGGGGAGCGGCTGGACGGCGCAAGGGCGGAGGTGCCGGGCTTTGGGCAAAGGGAAGCGAAACAGGCGGATGCGGCGGCAAGTGCCTTGCAATCCGCCCAAAACAATGCTACACTGAAAGAAATCAACCTGGGGTACAAGGAGATTACCATCCAGAGCATTCAGCGCATCCAGCCGTTTGCCTGTGAGACGCTGGACGCTGCGGGCAGCCGCGCCCTTGCCAATGCCCACAAAAAGCTGTTGTTGGAAGCCCGAAAGGTTCCGCTTGGAACAGAAAAGGCCCGCTGCTACGGGCTGGATATGCAGCCTCTGGGCGGTTACAAGGAAAGTTCTGAACCGGGAACATCTGTAAAAATCAAGGTTCCGAATGTCGACTGTATTGTAATGCACTCGCACCCAAGCGGGCTGACATTTTCACCTGATGATTTGGACGCATTCTCTAAAAACAAAACCATCCGCATTCTGACCGCCGTTGGCAATGATGGTTCCCTTTACGCGATTGAAAGAACCAACAATACCGATGAAACAGCTTTGGAAAACCTGACTTCCCTGTTGATGTTTGACATGAACAAAGCGACAACCAAAGCCGCCGTTTATGATACATTGAATACTTATTTCAAAGAGGTTCAGAATTATGGCATTCACTATTACGCCAGAGAAAATTGAAGAAATGAAAAAGTTCCTTCAAGAGAACCCTATTGACCCAAAGTATACCGTGCCGGACGGTTGGGTTGCGCTTGATGGAGACATTCCTCCTGCCCAACTGGCTGCCCGTGGATGCTACAACATTCTGAAACGATTGGGCGAACTTCCCGAATAGCCCTTAACGATTCAACCACGATGCACGCGCACCGTGGTTTTTTCATGCCTGCCTGCCCTGCATGAGGGGCAAGTGGGCACTTTTTATACCCTTTTGCCCGGTTGCGGCAGGGCTTACACAGCCGCACAGACGGTGACGGCCACCACCTTAAAACGCCTATCTGACACCCTACACAGGAGGTAACACCCATGAAAACCGAAGAACTCAAAGCCCTTGGCCTGAATGATGAGCAGGTGCAGCGCGTGTTCGCCATGAACGGCGCGGACGTGAACCGCGAAAAGCAGGCCGCTGAGACCGCCAAAGCCGAGCGCGACGCCATCCGCACCCAGCTGGACGAAGCCAACACCAAGCTGAAAGGCTATGACCCCGACTGGCAGCAGAAAGCCGCCGATGCTCAGAAAGCTGCTGACGCAAAAGTAGCCGAGCTGCAGGCAGGTTATGCCGCCCAGAATGCAGCTGCCGGGCTGCACTTTACCAGCGCCAGCGCCAAAAAGGCATTTATGGCCGACCTGTCCGCCAAGAACCTGCCCCTGCAGGGGGACAGCCTGCTGGGCTTTGACGACTTTGTAAAGACCTACCGCGAAAATGACCCCGGCGCATTTGCCGCCGATACCAAGCCCGCGCGCATTGTGGCAAGCGCTACCGGCACCCCGGCAGCTGCCACCGGCCGCGAAGAAGCAAATGCGGCAATCCGTGCCGCGTTTGGCAAATGAAAGGAGAATAACCCATGCCCAATGTTATTGATCGTTCCCGCGCTGAAGCCCTCATCCGTGAGCAGGTTGTCAGCACCATTTTTCAGGATGCCCCCAAGCAGAGCGTTGTGATGCAGCTGGGCCGCAAGCTGCCCAACATGACCAGCAAGCAGACCCGCATTCCGGTGCTTTCCATGCTGCCGCTGGCCTACTGGGTCAACGGTGATACCGGCTATAAGCAGACTTCCCGCCAGGCGTGGGAAAACGTCTACCTGACCGCCGGTGAGCTGGCAGTCATTGTCCCCATCCCCGAAGCCGTTCTGGCTGATGCTGAGTTTGACATCTTGGGCGAGGTGACCCCGCGTGTCAACGAAGCCATCGGCCTGCGGGTGGACCAGGCCATTCTGTTCGGCATCAACCGCCCGGCAGAGTGGCAGAACGACATTATCACCGTTGCCCGCCAGGCCGGCAACAACGTTTCCGGCGGCATCAGCTATGATTCCCTGCTGGGCGAAAACGGACTGTTTGCCAAGGTGGAAGATGCAGGCTACACCGTGGACGGCGTTGTGGCTGCCATGGGTGCTAAAGCGTCCCTGCGCGGCATCAAGGACACCAACGGCCACCCCCTGTACAAGAGCGATATGCAGGGCACCACTCCCTATGCTCTGGACGGCGCGCCGATCTACTTCCCGGAGAACGGCAGCTTTGATACCAGCGTTGCCCGCATGGTGGCCGGCAACTTTAAGCAGCTGGTGTACGCCATCCGCCAGGATGTGGACGTCAAGATCCTGGACCAGGCCGTGATCCAGGACCCCAGCACCAAGGACATCATCTTCAATCTGGCCCAGCAGGACATGATTGCCCTGCGCGTTACCTTCCGCATGGGCTGGGCCATGCCGAACCCCGCCACCCGCATGAACGAGAACCGCGTCAACGTGCCCTTTGCCTACATTGACGCCGCGACCGCCTACACCGACCAGACTGTGACCTTTACCGTCAAGGATAATGCCGAAAGCTCCCCCAACGCCATTGCCGGTGCAGCTGTCAATGTGAACGGCTCCATCCGCCTGACCGGTACTGACGGCACCGCAGTGTTCCACCTGCGCGCCGGTGAATATCCCTACAGCGTCAAGGCAGACGGTTACCGCCCGCAGACCGGCACCGTAACGGTTGCCGCAGCCGCCGTGCCGGTTGCCGTCACCCTGCCTGCATCCAAGTAAGGGGGCTGCTATGTATGCTGATTTTACCGACTATCAGGGCACCTACTGCGGCACCCTGATCACCACCCAGGGGCAGTGGATGCCCGCCGTGCGGGAAGCCTGCGCTTATCTGGACAGCATCACATTTGGCCGCCTGAAGTGTGGGGCGCCGGTGGATGACGCCGTAAAGCTGGCGGCTTGCGCGCTGGCGGATGTTGCCGCCCGCTACCAGGCCGCCAAGGCCGATGAGCGCAGCCGCCCCGGCCTGGCAGCCTTTAACACAGACGGCTACAGCGAAACGCTGAATACTGCCGCCCTGACCGCACAGTACACGGCAGACATGCAGGCGGCCGCGGATATCTACCTGCCGCGCAGCCATCCGCTGCGCTATGCGGGCCGGGATGGGAGGTGCCGCCCTTGTTCGGCTGTGACCAGACCGTGACCCTGACCCACCTGCACTATGACGGCGACGCCGACCGGGATGTGAGCGAGGAAACCACCCTGACCGGCGTGAGCTGGTACGGCCAGGCAAAGACCGCCGTGGATTCCACCGGGCTGCACGCGGCGCGGGTGTACAAATGCCGCATCCCGGAAAGCGCCGCCCCCGCCGGGCTGGACATTGCCCCCGGCGACAAGATCACCTGCGGCACCGTGACCGCCACCGTGCTGGACGTGCATGACAACCGCGGCCACCCCGCGCCGCACTGGTATGTGGAGGCAAGCTGATGGGACTGAAATATGATGCCCGCCTTGACCTCTCTTCTCTCTCCTCTGCCCTGGAAAAACGGGGGCTGACACCGGGCGGGAGGGTGCAGAAGGCGGTGGACGAAGCGGTGATCCGCTATTGTGACCCCAAGGTGCCATTCCGCACCGGCACCCTCAAGCACAGCGCCATCACGGCAAGCGCTATTGGGGACGGCATGATCGTGTACGCCACGCCCTATGCGCGTTACCTGTACTACGGCGAGGTGTACGGCCCCAACATTCCCATCTTTGAGGGCGGCGAGCTGGCAGGCTTTTTCAGCCCGCCCCACAAGTACCCCACCGGCCGCCCGCTGACCTACAACGGCGCGCCGGATCGCGGTGCATATTGGTTTGAGCGGGCCATGGCCGAACACAAGGATGACGTCATCCGCGAAGCCGCCGCCCTGGCAGGAGGAAGACCCGGAAGATGAACGTACTGGATGCCACCCGCGCCTGGATGCGCGCACAGTGCCCCCTGATCAACAGGCAGGACCTGTTCAACGCCAACTACCTGGGCGCAGAGCCGACCGAATACACCCTGCGCACGGCCAGCGAGAGCCACCGCACCGACGTGCTGGGGTATGACCTGGCCGAATACAACCTGACCTTTGTGGCACAGCTGCCGTTTGGACGGGAACTAAAGCCCAACCTGGACGCTGCTGATTTTTTCGCCGCGCTCTCCGCCTGGATTCGCGGGCAGGAGCGCACCCACAACTACCCCGCTGTCAGCGGGTACCGCGTGACCAAAATCACGGCATCCAACGCCGGTGTTCCCACCGGGGCGGATGCCAACGCGGCCCGCTATCAATTACAAATCAAACTCTATCTTGAGGAGGAATAACCATGGCAGAAGCTGCTATCAACCTGACCGCCGGCCAAAAAGCTGACCGCAAACTGGACATGATCTTTGTGGACGTCGGCGGTTCCGGAACTGAGACCTGGGAACTGCTGGGCCGCGGCGTTGAGGACGCAAGCGTGGAATACAACCACGACACCGACACCGTGACCGACATCCTGGGCATTACGGACGTGAACGTGAGCGCCGCAAAGCCGGAGCTTGACCTGGACCCCTGCACCATCCGCGGCGGCCAGAAGCTGAGCGCCAAGCTGCTGGACATTGAGCGCCGCAACGCCGTAAGCGAGCTGAGCATGTTCGATGTGCTGCACGTCCACTGCTTCCTGGGGGCTGCTTCCGGCTCCTTCACGGCGGAAAAGCACACCGGCTGCACCATCGTGCCCCAGAGCCTGGGCGGCTCCGATTACGTCGGCATGCCGATGAACGTACACCTGTCCAACAACAAAACGCTGGGCACCTGCACCATTGCGGCCGGCGTGCCCACCTTCACGGAGGAATAAGCAATGGAGCTGAACATTGACCGCGGCTTAAAAAGCTATGACGTCAAGGATGCGGACGGCACCCTGATCGGCACCATCCGCTTCAATCCCTCCGACATCGGCCTGGCCGGCCGCATGGAGGAAGCCCGCGCCAAGATTGCCGAAATTACGGCCGCGCCCGTGACCGGCCCCGAGGATCTGGTGGAGTGGGACAGGCAGGTGCGCCACTGGTTTGATTACATCTTCGGCACGCCGGTATCGGATGTATTCTTTGCCGGGGTATCCAGCCTGGCTTTCTGCGAGGACGGCAGCCTGGTGGCCGAAGCCGTGTTGGATGCCGTCACCCCGATGCTGACCCAGGCGGTGGAAGCCGCCGCCAAGGCCAGCGCGGCCCGCATTGCCAGGCACGCGGACGCCTACCAGGGCAGCACCGCCGGGCTGGCCCCGGAGCAGCAGTGAGCGGCTGGAAGCTGCCCACCAGCGTGACGGTATGCGGGCAGGAGTTTGCCATCCGCAGCGACTACCGCGCCGTGCTGGATGCCATCTCCGCCCTGCGTGACCCGGAGCTGAGCCCGCAGGAACAGACCCTTGCCTGCCTGGAGATCCTGTACCCGGATTGGAAGCGCCTGCCGGACCTGAGTGCAGCAGCCCAGGCGGCCATGGTGTTTATCAACTGCGGCAAGCCGGTGGAAGCCGCCGTGCCAAAGCCCGCCCTTGTGGACTGGGACACCGACGCCGCCATCATGGCACCGGCAGTGGACAAAATTCTGGGCTACAGCTGCCGCCGCTGCGCCTACCTGCACTGGTGGGAGTTCATCGGGGCATTTGGCTGCATCGGGGACGGCCAGTTTGCGCAGGTCGTCTCCATCCGCAATAAGCGCCTGCACGGCAAAAAGCTGGACAAAGCCGAGCAGGAATTTGTGCGCAGCAATCCCGACCTGGTCACCCTGCCCAAACACAAGCTGACCAGCGCGGAAGAAGAATTTTTCAAAAGTCTGGGGGTGTAATGTTTGGCTGATGGGTCGATCATTCTGGATACCAGAATCAACAATAAAGGCGCCTATGCCGAGCTGAAAGAGCTGCAGGCCAAGGCCAAGAGCACCGCCCAGCAGGTTGCTGCGCTGGACAAGCAACTGGCGCAGGCAGGTGCCAAGCATACCAGCCTGGGCGATGATCTCAAGCGTGCCCGGCAGGAAACCGCCGAAACCGCGCGCGAACTGCAAAAATTAAACACTACCATGGACTTGCAGCACCAAAAGAATGGGCTGGATTTCTCCCCTGCTGACGTTAAACGCAGTGATAAGCTGCGGGCCACGTTGGATCAGCAGCAGCAAAAAATTGGCGCGATGTCCAAGGAATATCGTGACCAGGTTCCCATGCTTGAAAAGCTACAAGAAGAGCACGATGCCCTTTTGCAGCAAATGGATACCGAAAACCTAGCGGTTGAGCATCAATCCCGGCGCATTGAATCCCTGTTAGGCCGACAAATTGCCGCATCGCGCGCAGTTCAGGGCGTAAAAAACGCCGTTCGTCTTTCGGCTGCAGCGATTCAACAGCCCTTCAAAGCAATTCAGGCCAGGTTGTCCGCCATGACAAAGGGCCTGGGGCGGTTTTCCCGCCGCATTACCGGCCTTGCTTCCAGTGCGCTAATTTTTAACTTGCTCTCGTCTGGTCTGCGCCAGATGACCAACTACATGGGTACTGCCCTGCTTTCCAGCACGTCCCTGCGGCAGGCCCTTGGCAACCTGCAAGGTGCTGCGGCTACTGCTGCAGCGCCTTTGATTCAGATTCTGACCCCCGCCCTGACCGCGCTGGCAAATGCGGCAGCAACTGTGTTCGCGTATTTGGCCAAGCTGGTGGCATTCCTGACCGGCAAGACGGTATCCTCCGCCAAGGCCGCTGCCAAGGGCATGAGCGGAACATCCAAGGCAGCGAAAGATGCTGCAAAGAGCCTGGCCGGGTTTGATGAAATCGAACGGTTAGATGCCAAGACAGGGAGCAGCGGCGGCGGTTCGGGCGCCAGCAGCATCACCCCCAACTATAACTTTGACGCAAAAAGCCCGTTCCTGGATTCCGTGCTGGCCGCCATCGAGGCAGGCGAATGGAACCAGGTCGGGCAGCTTTTCGCCCAAAAGCTCAACGAAGCACTTGCCGCTATCCCCTGGCCGGATATCCAGGACAAGGCCCAGACCTGGGCCGCAAACATTGCGGATACCCTCAACGGCTTTATCGCCCGGCTGGACTGGCGGCTGGTTGGTTCTACCCTGGCACAGGGGCTTAACACTGCACTGATCTTTGCGGACACCTTAGTGCAGGGTATCCACTGGGACACCCTGGGCAATGGCATCGGCAATGGGATGAACCAGTGCGTGAAAGAACTGGACTGGGAAGCCCTTGGCCGCTTGATGATTGCCAAGTGGAAGATCGTCTTCGAGACGCTGCACGGTTTCATTCAGACCTTTGACTTTGGGGCATTAGGGGACGCCTTCGCCCGTGCTACCATGGCCGCCATCAATAATATTGACTGGCCCCAGGCTGCCGCAGACCTTGTATCCGGTGCGGCGGGGCTGCTGGAAGCTCTGGCACACTGGATCGATGGGCTGGATTGGCAGCAGATTGGCAGCACGATTGCCGAATGCATTACCAATATCGACTATGCAGAACTTGCACAGGCGATTCTGGATTTGCTGTCCGCCGCCGTCACTGGACTGGCAGATGGGCTTTCAGCCCTTGCTGGGCATCTTGTCGGTGATTTTATCCAGGGCATAAAGCAATGGTTTGATGACGTCCAGACCCAGGCAGCGGTTGCCGGATACGGTGACGACGTTGCTCAGTACCTGTTCGATGGTTTTATCGACGGCCTGGAAGCACTCTGGAACGGTATCGGGCAGTGGATCTATGATCACATTTTCACGCCGTTCAAAAATGGTATTTGCGAAGCATTTGGAATCCACTCTCCCAGTACCGAAGCCAAATCCTGGGGTTCCTACATCTCGCAGGGACTTCTGGACGGTCTGGCCAGCAAGTGGGAGAACATCACCGGCTGGCTGCGTGACCTCAAGCAGAATTTTGTAGACGCATGGGATAACATCCGCGCTAAAACTACTGAGACATTCAATTCCCTTGGGCAGACGATTTCTGACATCTGGAACGGCATCACCAGTACCATCAAGACCGCCGTCAATGGCATCATCGGCTTCATCAATCGGATGATTTCCGCCGTTGTCACCGGCATCAATGCGGTCATCAACGCGCTGAACGGCCTTTCGTTCGACCTGCCGGACATATTCGGCGGCGGGCATGTCGGGTTTAATATCAGCACCCTGACCGCCCCGCAAATTCCCTACCTGGC